GGTGAGTATTCATTTGTTCGACCTGGTCCAAAGTAAATGAAGGGTTTTGAGACAAAAGCACGCAATCCAGAGGTAAATGGTCGTGAAACCTCAAGAAAAATGCTTTCTGTATCAATGTAATCCAAAAATTCTCGTCCGGTTTTTGTCATCCTCATTTTACCCAAGTACCACTGGAAATAATCACGCCCCCAAAGAGCAGCAGAACGAACACAAGTTCGGATCGTCGAAGTATAGTCCGTCTTGTCTGCACCTTTGTAGTACCACATTGGAATTTCCTCGATCAAGCTCTTGGGTAATGGTCCAACAATCATTGACTCGGGTCCATCGAAAGGATTCTTTACAAAATAACGACTCAAAAACACAAGATCTTCAAACTTTGAGAATTTAGAAATTTCACCCTTATCGGGTGCCGTTGCCTTGACACCACACGACTCCAGAATTGGTGGAATTGTGTCTCCATTAAACCACTGAGCATTGTCAGATACAGTTCCAATGAAATCATCCCCATACGCGTGTATCACACAATTTTCTTTAAAGTGTGATCGTGTCAACGGAGCACCTTCTGCAATTGCGAGTTTGATCCAAGAATAAGAAAGAAGAATCCAATTTGCAATGGTATTATAAATTGTTGTCATAGTACATCCAGATGGATTACCTTGGTGGTAATGAAACAAATCGCCATCAATCACAACAAAGTGATTGAAACTCTCAATACCCGAACAGATCACGTGTTTCTTATCTTCTTCTTTGAAGACTGAAGCGACGCATTCTGACACAGTTTGCAAGAGTTGCATTGATTCCGATGCATCAAAACCCGAGTAATCCAAAGCAAAATGCTTCTTCCCCATCATACGGTGTTTCATTCCCATATCGTGCCATTCCGTTGATTCTGGATTGATTCCATACGCGTGCGGAAGCTTAAGTCTTGCTTCCTTAAATTGCACAACAAAATCAAGAAACAACATTCTGTCTGCTATGACTTTTTCGGCAGAACCTGCAGTGAAAATGCGTGTTTTTCCATCGAGAACCCTCTCTAACTCGCGTCTCTCATCCTTGAGAGTACCTCGAAAAAGACCAGGCCTGACCTCACCATTTTCCCTACAATTCACAACGTCAGCCACAGCATCCGAAAGTTCTTTCTTGGGACGCCATTCACCATCAACAAAATCAAAAAGATCAGTTTTTCCTTTCGATCCTGCAGTTTTCATCCATGACCAGGGTAAACCAGGAGAGGTATCAATAGCCATCTTAGAACCTTGACCATAATGAGACTCACCATTAATTGACGCCTGAAGCGAAATACGTGAGCACTCCTGGATATGTGCAGCCAAGTCTTGTTTAACCCAATCCGCTGCCTTCTCTAAAATAGCTGTATCAAAGAAACCAGGATGATGCATCTTCTTATCAACGGCCTTCTGCATTGAAGCATAATTCAACTGTGCCGGTGCAGATGCAGGTCCATGTCCAAAAATCATTTTGTTTTCTTCCTGCAAAGGTGAAGGTCTAATTTCACTTGGTGGTATACACGAAACTCCGGGTTTGTCGGCATGCAAATATCTACCCAAAGCTGGAAGAGGGTTTGTTATGTTTCTTCCA